CCAAAACCCATCTGATGTTAACAACCAACCAACTGGTGTAACACTTTTAGAGCCATCAACCAAAGCTTCACTCATTATCATTTCAAAATGCCAATTGGAGAGCCCACCACAAAATGGCAGGCTCTCCTTAACACGGTCTATCGGTTTCGTCAAATCTTCTATTTTGCTTAGACACCAAACGCTACCGATTAGACCTGTAATCATGCTATTATGGAGAAATTGTCAAAGCACCCATGCCGTTGAAGTGAGCAGAGAACGTTGCTTGACTATCTGTAGAAGCTTCTAATGTTAAACTCATATAAGCTTTGCCAGATATTACAAGCTGTTCTTGGTCGGGTTTGCCAATAGTCATCTCTATTGTCACTGGTTCTCCGTTTATGTAAGCATATATCAAATTCATTTGTCCTTGGTCTCCAATTACTAAATTGCCCTCACAAGAAGCAGTCCAATCTTTAAATGTAGTCAATCTTTCTACCCAACCTTCAGTATCAAAGTTAGTTACGTCCACATCGTTAACGTCCAAGTTCAAAGTCCACCTTGACATCTCTGCGATTTTAACATTGGTTCCACCTTGTTTAACGAATATTTTTCCGTATGCGCCGCTTATAGCCATTCTTTATTTCACCTCTCGCATTACATTAAATTGTTGCGTAAATATGTGCCTTTGCCTCGCATCTAAACCTTCATAAGATGGAGGTCTTGATGCTCTTATCATTATAATATATGCACCATCTTTGTATTCATACCCATCTTTGTTTGCATCGTTGAGATGCTTATAAATATCTTCAATTATGGCAGAGCCATCAGCATATCTTTTAGAACGGACAACTACCATGACGATTGCTTTTTCCATCGTTGAACCGTTAACTTCAGCTCCATCTCCAATGCCAGTATCGTAAAGTGCTACCAAGTCATCTAAATCAAAAGGTGGTGTGCCGACAAACAGTTCACACCTTCCGTTTATTGCTTCTGCTACAAGGTCATACACTGTTTCTGCCGCTAACATATCTCATTCCCTCTCTTAGAAAGCTGAAGTGTAGTGCTTAAAGTTGGTGCCAAATTTCTTATTGATTGCTCTAAGCATGTATTGGTTCATCGTTCCTTCTTTGTGATATCTATAAACGCCATCATGCACTAATTCGTGTAATCTGCCGTAAGCCACTCCTTCGTCAAAGTCAAACGCAGATACCGAGAATGTAAAAGTAATCTTATCTGAAGATGAGCTTTCACTCAACTGCATCGTACTTCTTAAATTGCCAGTATCTTCTGGTGCAAGCACTTCTTTAGCATAGTAGAATGCATCAACGCTTTTCTTTCTAAGGTTAATGATTACGCCGTCTTTAATGAAAGCATCTTCAAGTATTTCTTGGTATTCTTCAGCTTTAGAAATCCACGGGTCAGTCTTAGATATTTTTATCTTTACTTTTCTCACCCTAATATTACCTCATAATGAGATAGAGAGCCGTCGAGATTGATTATTTCATTAACCTGTATCGCTGTGTATTCATTACCTTTATACATTACTTTTTGCCCGAGAGTTACTGGTTCTTTACAAATCATTAACGCTTTAGCTTGGTATTCAGTTATCATTAAAGCTCTGGTTATCTCTCCCAAGTAGCTTTGCGACATCTCTAACCTGCACTTAATCGGTTTACTAACAGTTTCATATTCACCGTATCTGTTAGTTCCTAACTGCTCTAACACGTAAGCTGTCTGCGTTAAGTATTTGTCTACAATGCTCATATCTGTCCAACTGCTCCAGCGATTAACGGTTTTATTAAAGACTTAGCCATAGGAGAAATTATCACCGTTTTAGCACTAACCCTATCAGTATTGTATGCCTCTCTAACTGAACCTACTGCTACATACGATACTCCAGACATAATAGCTTGTATTCTCGGGTCATTAGCCATTTCAAGTAAATATTTAGCTTGTTCGCATTGAGCCAATTTAACTATTTCTGGAGTGCCAATATCAATGTATTCATTGTCTCCAACCTTATAATAGAATGGCTCTTGCGGATACATTCGTGCCACAACTTCAGAAGCTGAACTCACATCATAAAGCTCTTTTGCAAATTCTACTCCGTGCTTTACAATAAGAACTCTGGGGAAACACATTGGCTGAGATGGGTCTTTCTTAGCACCTTTAAATACCAAAGTATCAATAAGAGCCGCCGCTTGTTTAAGAATTATTTCCTTTTGTTCTTTCGTGAGGTCTTTCCAGATTCCTGTTCCGTCGATGTCTCTTGCTCTGAAGTATTCGTCTGCGTATCCGACGTCGACGTAACTGTTGGTGCCAATTGTGAGTGCCATCTGACCACCTCCAGCCAATCATAAGCTTTTATCAGTGTTTCAACTTCTTCGTCCTCTACATAAACGTAATGCTTGTTTTTCTTATCATACAATACTGCCATTTTAACCTCCATTTATCTCGGGAGCTGTCGCATGACAGCTCCCGCTAATAATGTGATAAACGTAATTATTAAACAGCTTAAGCTTATGGAGCAGCAGCAGGTAGTTTAACTGCAACTTTGTAAACGCAAACTGGTCTGATTACCTTGGCTCCGTATACAAACAATCCTTTAACGGCATCTGCAAATCTGTTCTCAGGTCTGTATGTTTCAATCTTCTCTACATCATATGCAAATGCCAACGCATCGTTAGTTCCAGCGTAAAACCTTAAAGCATCAGATACTCCAGTAGGATCAGGAACGTTGTTGCTCATCTTAACAGTAAATCCAGCCGCCTGACCAACTTCACCATTCAGCAAAGATACATAAGCTTGTGGAGAAGAAGCGTTGGCTACAAACCTATTGTCCTTAAGCAGTAGAGCTCTCAATTCTGGTGGAACGACAATCCAACGTCCATTCCTTGGAACGTTGTTTTTATTCATTAAAGTGTCAACGTCAACCAATAGGTCGTAGAAAGTGTAAGTATTGGTTAGCTGTGCCGCAATCTCTGCTCCTGTTCCTGTATTAGTCAGGAATGGAGTCGCTCCAGCCTCAAACTTACTAGCAATGTACTGGTCAACTACGTCCCTTAGAGAATACGTTGTTTCGCGCATAATGCTTGACATCAAGTCCACTAATACGGCTCTGTCTTCTAAATCTTCAATGAAGAATTGGAAGGCTTTGGCTTCGTCAATGGTGAGAGTCATCTCTTCTTTGGCATAAGCCCTATCTGGCGTCCAACTAGCTGGAAAACCATCAATAGGAGAATAATTAGTTATTCTTACATCAGATACGCTAAATACTTTTAGTGTTTGTTTATACCTAACTTCACCGATATACTGCGCATTAGTAAGAGAACCAAACACGAGCTCTTTCTTTAAGTCCTCTAAAAGAACAGAGCTCCAATAAGTCGGAATTATTGTAGAGCCAGTTCCGAATACGCTTTTATAATTATTTGTATCTGTTTCATGCTTTGCCATTGTTGTTTTTCACCTCACTTGTCAAGTATACGTCCTTCTTTCATGGCTTGTTTAATCTCTTCTCTGTGCTGTATTAGTTCTTCTCGTGACATGTTTTCTATTTCGCTACGTGTCCATACCTTCGACCCAGACTGTGCTGTTGCAGGAGCTGAAGGCTTACCAACCTTGGAGTAATTTCCTCCAAGTAAATTCTTAAACTTCTCAGCCGCTTCTCTGATTTCTTCCTCTGTTGAACCAGAGATGAAATCTAAAGCGTCAGCAGGTAAGCCCATTTCCATCGCTACTTTCATCTTTGTTTTTTCAATCATGGCTTCCTGCACCTCCAACTCTTTCTCAAGCACAGCCGCTTCTAATTCAGCTAACTTGCTCTGTAATTTTTCTTCTTCTGTCATCTGTGCTTCTTTCATCTTNTTATACTCTTCTNCAACTTTNTTTAATTCGTCGTAATCTTTGTATTTCTTTCTTTCTCTTTCAAGCCTTTCTGCAATAATCTTTTCTAACTCCTCTTGTGTAAATACCTTAGGAGTTTCTTGCTCTTGTATAGGTTCACTAACTGCTTGAGTTTCGTTAACCTCATTACTGCTTTGGACTTGTTTAACTTCGTCTGCCATCATAAACCTCCTTCCAACGATTTACCGCTCGTTGTCAGCGTAATTTTTACTAATAATTATTATACCACATGCATTACTTACATTCCAGCTAATCTTTTCAAGCTGTCTGGTGGTTCTCTATTAAGAACGTTTCTATATAGAGATACAAGTTTCCTTGCTGCTTTGCGTTTCTTTTCCATTGGTGCATCTGTTTGATGTATTCTTATCGCAGCTGCTACTATGCCGTTTGCATTCAAAGTTCCATCTGGTTCTCTAATTGGTAATTTGCAATCAGCCTTGGTTTTGGGTGGCTCCTGCATGTGTATTAAAGAAGCACGAGCTAACTGCTCCAATGTATAATCACTTTCTGAGAATCTGCCCCAAGGCTTATGGCTAACTCTTTCTGCCATTTTTCTTCCACCTCTTTTTACGATAAAACTTTTCTTTTCTCTTCAACTTGATGTTTTCGTAATAATCTTCTGGTTCTTTGTGCTTCCTTCTATTCCTGCGTGGCATGTTAAATTTCCGTGTTTAACGTCCCGTCACCTTGCACTGCATTTAGAGCACTTTCCGCTGCTACGCCGTATTTGTTATCAATCAACGTTGCAGCATCGCCCTTTTTAACCGTTGCTGATTGGTTTATCTTAGATAGTTCTTCGTTTAGCGTTTGACTATCCAAAGAGAACAGCTTTTTAACAGCAGTCTCCTGAGATACCAATCCAGTCTTATATAGCATCGTGTAAATCTGAGCTTGTTCAAGGTCGTTAATTGGTAACCCTTCCTGCCAGCTAACGTTTATCTCTTTCCAATCTTTGTTCCACAACGCACCAGCAGTTAGTATCATATTTCTAATCACTGGGTCAAAACGCATTCTCAATCTGTTGGATTTAGATATTGGAGCTATCAACTCTTTACGTAGTCCAGCACCAGTTCTAAGCGAACCTTCAGTCATGCCAAACAGCACTGGAGATACTTCAGATATTACAAACAACTGTTCTACTAAGAATTTAATCTCGTCAAATGCAGCTTGTAATTTACCGTCCCAAGTTATATACTGTGGTATCGGGTCTCCAGCTTCTAATGGGAAGTATTTAGCACCACCTCTAAATACATATCTTCCCATTTCATCTTGCTCCAAGGCTGTCTCTGGTCCTGCCATATGTGGGTCTGAATGCTTATTTAGAATCCTTGCAATTTGTGATAACCTCTGATTAAGTTCATACAAAATAGGTTCTATAGCCTCGTAATCGTCTTGCCCGATGGGACTATCTGAAGCGTTTATGTTCTGCACTGGGAATATAAGCGGTATATCAACTCCAGTCTCTTCTTCTCTGTTTTCGTAAACTAAATCGGTAATGTCATCTCCGATAATGCCACTGTGCATTTTATACGCTC